GCCAACGGGGTGTTCTCAGTCAGTGTCCTGACATCCCAAGGTGTGGGTGGTCTGGGTATGCTTACTACGACCGAGACGGACGGCACCACCACGCAAAGCCCACCGGCCAGGGGGTGGAATGGCACTGTGGTGCTCTCGTGACCTACATTGCCTATCTGACCTACGTCCTGGCCGGCGTGATTCACGCCATTGCCCCGGTGGGTGGCCCAGCTACTTGCTATACCGTGGGCGTGTTCCATCGGCTTCTGGTGCCAACCCGCTAAATAACGAATAGATTATGCAAAAAGACAACGCTGAGCGCATAGAAAAACTTGACGCGCTGAGCGGCGTCTTCACGTCTAAACGAAGTGAGTATGTCGACGCGCGCAAAAGCTCCGGGATTGAAGAAGTCTGGATGAATTGCGAGGATGCCTATCTTGGCATTGACGATGCGAATCGCCACGAGTTCAAGAATGCACAGTGGGCCAAGCCGACGAGCATGCAAGGTTCATTGACTTCTGAATCCACGTATCAGAAGAATGATCCGCGCTCCAACGTGTTTGTGCGCCTGACGAGCCGTTACGTGGATGCTGGTGCGGCGAAGTTGGCAGAAATCTTGCTACCTATCGATGACAAGGCGTTTTCGTTCTCGCCAACGCCTGTTCCTGATCTAGTCAATGACAAGGACGACAACCGACCAGCGATGACGCCGGCTGGCAAGCCTATCATGAAGCCTGCTGCTGCAGCGGTGCAGCAAAGCGTTGCGCCACAACCGCAGCCAGTTCAAGCGCCGCAGCAAGGCATGCCGGCACCGGATGCTGCACCAACTACTCAGCCGCCTGGCCCGCCACCTGTCGAGCCGATGACCATCGGAGACTTCGCCAAAGAGATAATGGACGAGGCCGACGACCGCGCCAAGCGGGCCGAGACGCGCATCTACGATTGGATGGTCGAGTGCAACTATCATGCGGAGAACCGCAAGATCATTCACGACGCGGCGCGCATCGGTGTTGGTGTTCTGAAAGGCCCGTTCCCTGAGCTGCGCAAGTCGCAATCGGCTGAAAAGGTCGATGGTGGGCTGAAGCTGAAGATCATCGAGAAGCTGGTTCCGTCAGCCAAGTGGGTTGACCCGTGGAACCTGTTCCCTGATCCAGCATGCGGCGAGAACATCCACGACGGCGAGGGCATCTTCGAGCGCGACTTCCTGACCGCGCGCAAGCTCAAGGCGTTATCGGACAAGAAGGGTTACATCGCCTCGCAGATCAAGAAGGTGATAGAGGAAGGCCCGGAGAAATGCAATATCGAGAGCATCAACCCAGCCGAGAAAGACAAGAAGAAGCGATTCTCAGTCTGGTACTACTACGGCTCGCTTACCCGCAAGGATCTGGAATCGGCGAATTCAGAACTCGTCGCCAAGATGGACAAGTCCATAGATGAGTTTTACTGCATCGTCACGATGGTCAATGACTCGATCATCCGCGCGGTGTTGAACCCGCTTGATTCGGGTAGTTTCCCATATCACGCGATGCCATGGAGCCGCCGCGCTGGCTCATGGGCTGGAGTGGGTGTCGCCGAGCAGCTTAGCGGGCCGCAGCGCATGCTCAACGCATCCACGCGCGCGCTGTTGAACAATGCCGGCCTATCGTGCGGCCCGCAGATCGTCATTGATCGCCAGGCCATCGAGCCGGCACAGGCAAACGACTGGGTGCTGCGCCCCAACAAAATCTGGTTCAAGTCGCCCGATGCTGTTAATCCTGACGTGCGCACCGCGTTTATGTCCGTGGTGATCCCGAATGTGGGCGACCAGATGAACGCGATCATTGCGCTGGCCGAGCGCCAGGCTGAGGAAGCGACGAACATCCCGCTCATTTCGCAAGGGCAGACTGGCCCGACAACACCGGATACGCTGGGTGCTACGCAGCTGCAAAACAACAACGCAAACACGCTGTTGCGCAGCATCGGCTATTCATATGATGACCATATAACCGAGCCGGTCGTGCGCGCCTTCTACGAATACCTGTTGCTTGATCCTGAAGTGCCCGATGAAGAAAAAGGCGACTGCGATATCAACGCGCACGGGTCGGTTGCGCTGGTCGAGCGAGCCATCCAAGACCAGACGTTGGCGATGATGACGCAAATGGTGCTGAACCCTGCGTTTGGTATCAATCCCAAGTCCTGGCTGACCGAGTGGCTGAAGTCGAAGCGCTTGGACCCGCGCACGATGCAGTTCACCGAGGAAGAACAGAAGAAACTAGCGGAATCGCCGCCTCCGGAAGACCCTAGCGTGACGGTCGCGAAGATTCGCGCCGAGTCGGCGAAGGAAATAGAGGGCATGAAGCTGGGCCAAGAGACGGCACCGCAAGGTGCGCCACAAGCGCCTGACAACTCGCTGCAGATCGCGCAACTGAAGGCGCAAACAGACCTCCAGAAAGCGCAGATGGACATGCAAGCGAAACAGGCGGCGGCCGAACAAGCAGCAGCCGAGGCGCAAAAGCAGCGCGATCATGATTTGCAGATGAAACAGATTGATCTGCAAATCAAGCAGCTTGAATTGCAAGCCGCACAGCAGTCCGAGCAAGCGCATATCTCAGCAAGTCAGCAGGAATCGTTGGATACCGCAAAAACTGAACTAGCCAAGACTACCATCAATGACCAGACTAAGCGCGAACTCGCCGAGCAAGAAACTAACCTCGCAATCACGCTGGATCAAGCTGGTAAAGATCACGATGTCCGCATGAATCCGCCGAGCCTAGTGCGCGACGAGCTTTCCACCGATGAGACGCCATGAGCAACGCCATTGAGCGCGCTGAACTGACTGAAGGCGACTTGGTTAGCCCGACTTGGGGCAAGATCAAGCGCCACCTTGACAGCCGCTTAGCGCATTTGCGTGAGCAGCTTGAGCAAGATGTGAGCGAACAGAAAAGCGCAAGGATTCGCGGGCAGATAGCAGAGGTCAAGCTGTTCTTGGGCCTCGCAGACGACCGACCAATTTTGTAGTACCCCGCCGCCCATCGTGACGGCAACGACTGCACCAGACGACAACGCCCGGTGTGTAATCGGCTCGCGCAAGCGGGCTTTTTGTTTTTGTGAGGTAGCCGAATGAACGTAGATGACGCAGCAGATGATGCTTTCAACGCAGGTTTCAGCGACGACCAACCCGAACTGACGGCAACGCCAGAAAAGCAGGGCGCGGAGCCGCAACAAACCCAAGATGACAGCGCGCAAGTCGATCAATCTCAGCAGGAGCCAGCGGGCAAGCTTAAGCCGGCGCCAGTCGAGTATGCGCAGATCACCAAACAGGATTACGAATCGCTTCTGGCCAAGGCGGCGAAGGTTGACGAACTCGCGTCCACCCATGCCCAGGCAGTGAATTCCCTGAATGGCAAGTATGGCAGCATGAAACAAATGATCGACCGCTTGCAAGCATCGGCTGAGCCTGGGCAGAAAATTCAGGCGACCATCGAGGATTTTAAAGAACTGGTGGACGAGGGATATCCCGACCTTGCAGAAATGCAGATGGCCGGCATCAACCGCGTCCTATCCAAGCTGAACCTGCGCGGCACCGGCGACAAGCCAACCGCTCCAGCGTTTGACGAGGCCAAGGCTAAAGAAATCTTCGGTGCGGAGTTCAAGACTGGTTCCGAGGAGCTGCGCGAGCAGTTGCGCTACGAACTCGCCAAGGACGCCCTGACAGACGAGCATGAGGATTGGGAGACGGTAATCAAAACTCCCGAGTTTGCGAAATGGAACAAAGACAATTCTATCGACGCTAAAAAAGATCGAAAAGGAATTCCGTTCGCTGACAGCCAAGATCCGCGTTTCGTCGCCAAGGTCATCTCTGACTTCAAAGCAGCACAGAAACAAACGGCAACACGCCAAAGCCGGCTAGCCGATGCCGTCACGCCTAAGGGCGCTGGCGGTCATGGCACCGGGCAAACTGAAGAAGACCCATTCACGGTCGGATTCAATTCTTAATTCTTAAAAGGAAATACCATGACTATGCAAGGCTATGGCCTGACCCCAGGCCGGTTGGAGAAATTCGCCGGCAAAATCCTGAAGCACGCAGTTCCGCAAGAGACGCTGGCTAAAGCCGGTCGCCAAGAG